GCCATGTGATATCTCCAATGTTCTACATGCTATTTGTACTTCGTCGTGAACCCACGCTATTATCTGCGCGTCACGACCATACTTTTGTTTCAGTTCTTTGTGGACGAGCTGCACCCATTTCTTACAGATGATTGCCCCACTTCCTTGGAGCAATTGCGATAATGCATTTCTCTCGCTGCGTAAGTATAAGTGTCTGCCGTCGATACCTTTGAGGTACCCACGCTTTGCAGCTCTAGCTAAGTTACGCTTTAGTTCAGCAAACGCTGGCACAGCTTTATCGTATGCTTCTTTTAGCTTGGCGCCTTCCTTTGCACCGCCGCCAACAACAGCTCCTAACCTTGGATTACCGGCTCCAAATATCATAGAATATATGGCGGTCTTGGCTGTAGGACGATCAACACCAAATGCTTTTGCGTTGTAACTGTGGATGTCGCCTTCCAAGATCTGCTTGGCGTACTCACCGTTGTCGTTGAGGTTATTGGCGAGGCACCTCAATTCGAGTCCTGACAAATCAGATCCGACCAGGTACCAATCTTTAGGCACTGTAAACAAGCTGCGGCACTCTTTGCCGTATGGGCTGTATGTACCAGGTACTTGACCAAGGTTTGGCCCACGGTGTGCTGCTCGGCCCGATATTGTAGCACCAGACACAATTGTATGTCTGATCTTGCCGTCGTCATCGACCATCTTTAACCAGGCACCAGCGCCTTCAGCTAACATGCCGATACGCTTTTGTATCAAGAAGTATTCAGCTAAACGCTTTGCTTCTGGGAACGGTAGCTCAGACAACACAACATCGTCTATTTTAGCTTGGCCAGACGCAGAGAACTCTTTAGGTTTCCACTTGTACTTATCGACCAAGCACTTGTGTATGTGCTGCCTCGATGCAGGGTTAAACGACACGACCTTCTTTTTGATGAAGACCTCACCTTTGACATACCCTAGTTTAGCGTTGTTAACTTTGGGCAAGAACTCAGTCTCAATTGTCCACGGTGGAAACAAGTCGTCCAGCTCTGTGCCTAGTTCATCACGGCGCTGGGCTAACTTAGCGTATAGCTCTGACGCTGCTTTGATATCAAACGTCCAGCCGTTGTTGCCAATCTCCAGGCATATCTCAGCCAGGTCATGTTCCAGGTCAATGCTCTCCTGGGAGAACCCTGATTTCATAAACTGGTTGTAGATGGTCAACGTTACTGATGTATCTTGAAGGCAGTAGCTGCCCATCTCTTCGCTGTAAGTTCCCCAGCCACCGTCGTAGTCACCTTTATGGTTACCAGTACGATAGCCCCAGGCAGCCAACGAGTGGCTACCCATGTATTTCTTTGGCAGCTCCTTGAGCAAGAACACACTAGTGGCGTCCTCTTGCATGAGGTTAGCTCTGATCAATCGAGACAACACTAGTGTGTCAGTGATCTTGGCGTTGGTTGTCCACTGTGGATGCAGCTTACGGATCACTTCGTTGTCATATGCAATACCGTTGTGTGCGATGATCTCGTCAGCTCTCTGTAGTATATCGAGTGCCATCTGGATCTCACCAGGGCCGTACAACATGCCTTCGCCAGTTTCGGCGTTACGCAGTGCAATGCAGTGTATGACAGAGACTGTATCAAGTAGGCCATCTGTCTCCAGGTCATATATCCATCTACCCCCTTCTGACATCTTTAGTCTCCTTTTCTACTTCTTGTATTCTTTCGCCGATCCATTTCATTACTGGTACAGCCATTGAATTTCCCATCGCCTTGTATCGATGTCCGTTGGGGCAATCTTCTGGTTCTTTGCCACGCCAAGATATTTGCGTATAATCGTCAGGAAAACCTTGGAGTCTCTCGCATTCTCTTGGAGTCATTCTTCTGACAGTTGTGGCTTTACCTCTTACAAAGAGTGGCGCACCTGAGTTTATATGCTGATTTTCATAACCCATCTTATCGCCGTAGTGAGCGTCTAATGTAGAAGCAATTTCAGCAGGCCATTGCTGTTTTTCGGAAGATGCTACTATCGGCATATTACCACCACCAGTTCCGTACTTAGCTGTAACAGTAGAACATACTTCTGGCAGCTCTTTTACCCGACTGTCTTGTGCGTGATGCTCGTAAGCAACTGCTTGTACCCCTTTATAATCAGTAGAGGTTAAAGTTGATGCAACGTCTTTACCTAAAGTTAGAGCAAGAGATCGTGGTGCAATTGTAACAGCAGGAACTTTACTTGTATCCAATGTAGGAGAAATATCCTTAGAAACACTAGCACCTTGGTTTGCACTGTTTTGTGCGCCAAAAACTATAGCATCTGCCTCTACTCTGGAGTTTCCTGTGCGACTGAAAGGAGCGCCTGTTCCAACTGTTGGGGCAACTCTTTGCCTCGTTTCTCTGCTCGGCGCAGGATGCCCTGACAGGCTTTCGGACTCAAATAAAACACTTGCTGCACTTCGCCAGTCTCCAAGACATCCGACAACGAACACACGTCTGCGTCTTTGGGGAACTCCGAAGTATTGAGCGTCCAAGATTCTCCATGAAAACCCGTACCCGATTTTCCCCAACGCCCCGATGAAGGTTCCAAAATCTCGTCCGCCGTTAGATGACAAGACACCGGGGACATTTTCCCAAACAAGCCACTTGGGCTTAAATTTGTCAGCCATTGCAAGATAGGTGAGCATGAGGTTTCCTCTTGGGTCTTCAAGTCCTTGCCTAAGACCGGCGACGCTGAAAGATTGGCAGGGGGTTCCGCCAACAAGAAGGTCAATTGTTTGTTCATCTGTGTTCCATTCTTTGAATTTAGTCATGTCACCATGATTTGGGATAGTAGGGTAATGATGCTGTAAGACTGCACTTGGAAAGGCATCAACTTCACTGAACCACTGAGGTTCAAACCCTAGATCGTGCCAAGCTACTGTGGCTGCTTCCACTCCGGAGCAAACTGAGCCATACTTCATCGCTTGTCACCAGAGCCACCCAGGACACCACGCTTCTTACGTGACTTGAGTTTCTCCAGGTTAATTGCTGCAATGTCATTTAACGACAGGTTGAGGTCACGAGCCAATGCAGCAAGGTACCAGAGTACATCTCCTAGCTCATCTGCAATCTCTGCTTTCTTTTCGTTTGATATTGTATTGAAACCAGTGAAGCTGACATCGTCGTCACGCAGTAGTTTCTTAATTTTACCGAGCACCTCACCTGACTCGTTGGCTAGACCTAGGCTGCTGTAAATAACTTTGTGCTTGTAAATCATAGTTTCAGCAGCGTCTGCTTGGTATTCGTTCATAGTATAATGATGTAAACCTGTAGAGTTTATTCTGGCTGTATTCATAGCTGTAGTTCTCCCTGGTGCTGCTCTTGCACTCTTGCTTTTCCTAATTTTGTGATGACATAGACGCGCTGGGGGCGGCCCGATAAGCCACGCCTTTTGCCTATTACTTCAATGTGACCTTTGTTGATCAACTCTCGGAAGTGATTGGTGACGCTGCCGTATGGCATAGTCTTTAATGATTTTTGGATTTGGTCACTTATGCAGCCAGTAGAGCCGTAAGCGGCAATTGTTGATAAGACCAATCTAGTGTTCTTATCGGCGTCAGTGTTTGCATAAGCGTATTCAGAAGTCGCAGCTATGCCACGACCAGCAGGGATTATTGTTCCCATTGTAGTCTCCTTTATTGTGTGTTTTCGATTTGTTAAATAAGGTGGTGCTTAAAACGCACTAAATGTGTCGGCATCGATAAGCCGAGATGTAGACCGGTCATATTGAAGAGTACCGGCGTAACCACACTCTCCGGTCTTTCTGTTCTTTAAGATTACAAGTTCTCGTATGCCACTGGTTGGGTCGTCTTCGTCAACCTGTAGTCCAATGCAGAAATCAGATAGCTGTGCAATTGAGTGGCTCGACCGTAGTTCAGACAATCGAACCTTGGCGCCGCCTTCATGCCCTTGGGGGCTGTTTGGGCGTTTGAGGTGAGACACCATAAACAAGGTTATACCTAGCTCTTGTACAATCGTTGTGCGTAGGTGGTGTACTATGTCATCTACCAGGCGTCTCTCGTCAGTAACCTTACCTGTCAGCCCACTGACCAAGAGCGATATGTGATCAAGTATAATAATGTTACAGCCCAGCGCCTTGTGCATATATGTAATCTTGTTGCTGATGTCTTGCATGGCCGTTGAACCGAAGTGGTCTAGTAAATAGAATTTACCACCTTTACTGAGCAAGTCGTCATAAGCATCAGAGATTTCATCTGGCGTAGCTGCATCAGGATCAATTGTAATGTTCTTGTTCATGTGCAAACCGACCAGGCCCTGGGCAGATCTCTTTGGTGTTTCCTCTAGTAGTAGTAGGCCAACGTTTTCACCTTGGGTCATGAAAGAGTAACAAAATTCCCGAACTAAGGTACTTTTACCAACACCCGATCCAGCCGCTATAGTTATCAGCGCTGGTCTTTCTACGCCTTTGCACATGGTGTTCAATCGCTCGTAAGGGAAGTGAACAGCGGACATAGCGTCTACCTGGTGTATCGCTTCACGTAAGTCATCTGGTGACAGTATGCCATCTGGCCTGTATGCCTTTGCCTGGAAGATAGCGTTGATGACTTCACCTGATGCACCTTTGACCAGGCACTCATTTGCATCTTTGTACGGCAGGGTGCCAATAGACACACGACCAACAGGCAGTGCTTCAGCTACTTCAATCGCT